CAACCCGCGTCATCCCCGCAGGGCAATACTATACATTGACCGAATATGACGGCGGCCAACACTCAATGATCGGCTCCGGAACTGTTCGGACGATCATGACGGAATTCGGCGAACGCCGGGTAGCACAGGTCGTCCCCACATGGCTCGCGCAAAACTACCGCCGACGAAAAGACGATGTTGAACGCCGCCGGGAATACCCCGCGGAGTTCCATTGGAACGAATCTGATCGTTTGCGGATACCCAATTCACGGCGAAGGAAGGGTGATGAGCGCCGCAACAAGTTGACCACCGAGTTCCGATACGGGGGTCGCCGGGTCTATGACCGAGAAGAACGCCGCGCGCATCGGCAGAACTATACATATGTAAAGAGTCTGGACCCCCGCATCCGTGCGTTGGAGAGGAGGAAAGTGTCGATGAGTCTTTACACGTATGCGATGGGGATGGATGCAGGGGAAAAATCATGACCGACGAAATCAATCTTGACGACGTGATGACCCGTCGCTTTGATCTGGATGAACAGATCAGCATCCTGATGGGCAAGCACAAGCTCGAAGTCGCGCCACTGATGGAAGAGATGAAACTGTGCGAGTCCTTCATCAAAACCGAACTGCTCAAGTCCGGCGCCCAGCAGTGGAAGTCCGCATCGACCGGGCACCAGACCTTCTGGACTACCAAGGATAGCGTGACGGTTGAGGACTGGGACGCGGTGCTGGCGTACATCAAGGCCAACAACGCCTACGAACTCTTGAACCACGCCGTTAGCAAGACCGTGGCGAAGGAGATGATCGAAGCTCAGACCCCGCCGCCGGGGGTGAAGTACGTTAGCTTCAAGGATTTGGCTTGGCGGAGGGGGAAGGTGTGAAGTATGGAACCTACGACACACTTCCCATAAGTACGGAACCTCTCATCAAGGGGCGCGTTCCTTCCCCCTGGATGATGGACCACGGGCATTGTGTTACGCAGGATGAGTTTTACAATTTCGATCTTTCGGAAGACGACCTTAAAAGAATCGTCGCCACCAGAGGGTGTCGCCCAGGAACAGAATGGTCACACTACAGCACGCCGTTCATAGCACAACCTAATCTAACTCAGGAGAACCACACAACATGAACACCCAAGTCCAAGTCGTACCGAGCAACCTTCAGCTCCCCGCTCACTTACAGACCCCCGACGTTATCGCCGCGATCGCTGCGGCCAACGCTGCGGCGGCCGGCGGCGTGCGCGCGGGCGGGTTTCCTTCGATCAGCATCAAGAGCAATCATTTCCACATCCGCGACGGCGACGAGACCACAACCCTGATGGTACCGCCCACCGCGCCGGGTCAACCCGCCCTACCGATGATGTGCCTTGAAGTTGTCGTTGTAGATGCGAATCCGGCTCTATCCCACACATTCTTCGGTGAGCAAAAAAATGGTGTGTGGATGCAAGCCGAATACGTCGAGGGGGAGAACAAAGAGCCAACATGCCGTTCGGCCAATGGTGTCACGCCCGACAGCGATGCACCGGCACCGCAGTCAGCCGTGTGCGCTACCTGTCCGCAGTACCAATGGGGTAGCGCGATTTCCAAACTGACAGGCAAACCCATCCGCGCTTGCCACGACTCGAAGCAGTTGGCCATCCTCCCGGCCGGCGACCTCGCCTACAAGATGCTCGGCCTTCAGATCAAGGTCGGGTCGCTCAAGAACTGGGGAACCTATGTACGGGCCCTCAATGGTCGTGGGTATGGCATCGCCACCCTGGTCACCAACGTCACGTTCGACCAGACCAGCAACGGCGTGCTGCAGTTCACGTTCAACCGCTTCCTGACCGCCAACGAGTTCGCTGCCGTCAACGCCCGCAAGCCCGGCGACGACGTGAAGGTCATCGTGGCACAGTCGCGCGCACTGGCTCCGTCTGTCGCCATGCTCCCGCCGCCGTTGGTAGCTCCCGCCCTCGCTGCCCCGGTAGCACCCTCGGCCCCGCCTGTCGTGCCCCCGTACATCCCGCCCGTGACGCCAGCCCCACCTGCCCCCGCAACCGGGTTCAACGCTGCGCCGCCAGTAGCCATTCCTGCATCGGTGTCTGATCCCGTTGGTGTGACGATCCCTGAACCCCCGAAGCGCACCCGCGCTCCGCGTGCGAAGCCTGTTGCCCCCGCAGCGAACAACCTGAGTCACATCCCAGCAGCCATCATGGCAACCATCAACGCTGTGGGTGTCAACTCGCCCGCCGGTCAGGCTCTGATCGCGGCGTACCCCGCTCCTACCGCTCAACCCGCAGCCCCGGCGCCTGTCGCGGTGCCTGTGGCGGACGCCGCGCCTGTTGCGCCGGTGGCTGTGGCCCCAACGGTGGGCTTCGGTGCTGCCCCTGTAACCGCCCCAACAGCCCAGGTCATCGCCGCCGGAGCCAGTCTCGCTGACCGGATGAGAGCCAAGCTGGCGGGGCAGTAATGACCCTCGCCCGAGTCATCGCCGACTCGGGGCTGGCGATCACCGAGGTCGCCAGTCTCTATGGGGTCAGCAGGCAGACTATCTACAGTTGGGAGCAGGGGCGGGTGCCTCGCGACAAGCAGCCCCACTCCCGCGGATCTGCCTACTACGCGGCATGGCGGTTCGCCGCCGTGACCCATGCACTGTTGCAGGCCATCGACAAGCGGTTGCTGCCGTTGCCTGCGATGGACAAGGCGGCCAGGAAGGTACGCATCGCCAAGATGACGGAGAAGCTGAAGGGATTGAAACCCGCCCCTAAGTAGGTAGGAGCACAATAAGAAGGGGTGGTGATGAGGGTCGAAGAAGTCGGCGGAGTAACTATCGTCGAAGGCGACGCAACGGAATCGCTGCGCTTGCTGGATGATCAGAGTGTGAATTGCTGTGTGACATCGCCGCCTTATTGGGGACTGCGCGACTACGGCGTAGCCGGGCAGATCGGGTTGGAATCCACACCGCAGGAGTACGTCGAGAAGATGGTAGCCGTGTTCCGCGAAGTGCGGCGGGTGCTGCGAGACGATGGGACGCTGTGGCTTAATTTGGGGGATTCGTATGCGCGTGATCCAAAGAAAGGGGGCAGTGGCCCCAACGGTAAAAACGGTTATGGCGAAGGGTATTCTGAGGCGCGTTCTCAGTTACGTGGAATGCAGCGGGCAGATGAATCTGGAATGCGGACACTTGGCATTCAAGAGACCAGGGTTGATACACCCGATGAGAACCCGATGCCGCTTGTGCTTGCCTCTAGTCTTACGAATAAGCAGTTAATCGGCATCCCCTGGCGCGTCGCCTTCGCCCTGCAAGCCGATGGCTGGTACTTGCGTCAAGATGTGATCTGGGCGAAGACGAACCCGATGCCCGAGTCGGTGCGCGACCGCTGCACCAAGTCGCATGAGTACATCTTCCTGCTGGCGAAGTCGGAGAAGTATTACTTCGACGCTGATGCCATCAAGGAACCCGCTACATCCACGTACAAATCAAGTGACTTCATACCAAGATCGCAGAAAGACAAGACAGACGTTACCCAGGCCAAAACAGCAGCGACAGGTGCAAGCGCGAACGGGCGCTCTGATGATCCCATTACTGCAAATCGTAACAAACGCGACGTGTGGACAGTCGCCACCAATCCATACAAGGCCGCGCATTTCGCTACCTTCCCGCCTGACCTGATCGATCCTTGCGTGCTCGCTGGGTGCCCCGTTGGCGGCGTAGTTCTTGACCCGTTTGGCGGTGCTGGCACGACGGGGTTGGTAGCGCAGCGGCACGGACGGCAGGCGGTGCTGCTGGAACTGAACTCGAAGTACGTTGACCTCGCGGTTGATCGGATCAGGGCGGGATGAACACGCTCGACTTCCTTCGATCTATCCTCCCGGCGCAGGGCCTCTACGTCGCTGCGCGGTTGACTGATCGCGGGTTTCGTAACACAATTTGTAGTTCGATCGAGGAACTGGCTCAACAGTGCCTTGCCGCCGACCAGCAGGGCGTCCACGTCTATCACGCCTGCGCCGCCTACCGCGAGCCGTTCGTGATGGGTGTGAAGGATGGCAAGCCCATCCGGCAGGTTCGCACGCACAAGAACGTGAGAGCCTTGAAGTCCTTCTTCATGGACCTCGACGTTGAACCGGGCAACCCCAAGAAGTTCGAATCACAAGACGAAGCATGTATCGCTCTTGCCGATTTCTGCAAGGTATCGGGATTACCGATCCCAATGGTGGTATCAAGCGGCGGGGGTATTCACATTTATTGGAGGTTGGAAAATGAAATCATCCCCGAGCAATGGAAACAAACTGCCGAAAGCCTTAAACTCCTCGCCGCCGGGCACGAGTTCCGTGTGGACCCTGCTTGCACTAGCGATCTTGCACGAGTTCTGCGCCCGGTGGGAACTTGGAATAGAAAGAAAAATCCCCCGTCCAGCGTTGAACTCGTGGCCGATTCGGCTCCGGTGGGATATCCGCAATTCAACGCGCTCGTTCTTGCTGGACTTAAAACTCTCGGAATCAAGCCCCCCGAAGGCGTCCGCCAAGTTGAAACCAAAAACGAAACGCTCAACCAGCAGTTTGCCGTCACGCGGGACTTCCCGCCGTGCTCCGGCCGCAAAGTAGCCGAGAAGTGCGCGCAACTACGGGTGATGCGGGACACGCGGGGGAACGTCAGCGAGCCCCACTGGTACGCAGGTATCCAGCTTCTCTGCCATAGCACAGAGGGAAACGCCCTCATTCATGAATGGAGTAATGGTCATGCTCAATACTCAGTGGAACAAACTGATAGCAAGATTGCGCAGGTTAGAGGTCAAAGCCTCGGCCCGACTCTGTGCAGCACGTTCGAGTCTCGCACGCCTGGGGGTTGCGACGGATGCCCTTTCAAAGGCAAAATCTCAAGTCCCGCCCAACTTGGCGCCTACGTGGAATCGGCCCCGGCACCGCAAGTCCAAGTCACCATCGCCGACGTAGTCACCACAGTCACACTCCCCCTACCGCCCGAAGGCTTCACACGCGGGTCGGCGGGCGGGGTGTACGTCGAGGAGGATGGCATCACACATAAGGTCTATGAGTACGATATCTTCCCCACCGAACTCGCGCACGACGAGCAGTTGGGGTTTGAGACGACGCGGTGGCGGCACTGGCTGCCGATGGAAGGCTGGAAGGAGTGTGTGCTTCAATCATCGCTCATGGCCCGGTCCGCCGACTTCGTCGCCAAGCTGATCGACAACCACATCCAACCTCTGATAAAGGCCAAGTTCATCATGTACGCCGATGCTTACATCCGCAAACTCCGCACCGAGACCAAGCTGCGCCGCCTGTTCAAGGCGCAGGGTTGGAAGAACGATGACACTGAGTTTGTCCTGGGCGACAAACTCTACCGATCGACCGAGGTAATCCAAGCCGGGTTCAGCCACGGGATGAGCGAGTTCCTCGCCCCGTTCCACGCGAAAGGAACCATCGCCCAGTGGCGCACTTTGACCGAGGTTTTCGACCATCCGGGGTTCGAACCCCACGCTTTCATGCTGCTCTTGGCCTTCGCCGCCCCGCTGCTGAAACTCGCAGGACGTGAAGGTTGCACGATCAACGCGCTTGGCGAATCGGGCGTGGGCAAGTCCACGATGGCGCAGTTCATGTCCTCGGTCTATGGGTCGCCCAAGGGCGCGTGGGTGGGCAGGAAGGATACTGAACTCGCGCGGATGCAGCGGCTCGGCGCGCACTTCAACCTGCCAGTGTACATGGACGAAGCAACCACCATCCCCAACAAGGATCTGCGCGACCTCATCTACTCTATCCCCACTGGTAAGAACCGCTCGTCGATGCGACAAGACTATACGTTGCGGCCGGGGGCGGAGTGGGTGACGTTGTTCGTCACATCGACCAACAACTCACTTCAGACCAAACTGCAACTGGAGAATCAGAACGCCGAGGCCGAGAGTCTGCGGCTGTTCGAGTTCCAGTTCCCCCGGGTGGCCGACTTCGGCGAGATCGCGAAACTCATCCCGAGTGTCATCCAGTCGAACTACGGTGTTGCTGGGCCGCTGTACATTTTGCACTTGGTGCGAAACCGCGAGCAGATTCTAATCAGACTGAAGGATGTCGTCGAGGAGGCCGAGCGTTCGTTCGGCATGGACAACAAGGAACGCTTCTGGTCGCAGGTTACGGCGTTGGCGCTGTACGGCGGCGAACTCGCACGAGAGGCCGGCGTGATCGCCTTCAACCCGAACCTGATTCGTCCGTGGTTGCAGCGGGAGACACGGCGCATGCGGCATGCACTGGACGAGAGCGTGCTTGGTCCCGTTGCCATCATCGCCAACTTCCTGAACGAGCACGTCGGCGAGCGCCTGGTTGTGACCAACATGAAGGGAGGCCTGGTTGCCGTGGCCTCGAAGCCTTACCACGAGATATCACAGCGCTACGAGACCGACACCAAGACGCTGTGGGTGTCCCGCAAGCGGATCAAGTTCTACCTTGACAAGGGGCACTTTAACTTTGCTGAGATCCAAGACTACATGCTACGCCGCGGCATCCTGCTCGATCCCAAGGCGATGCGGACGCTGGGTGCCGGGACCGACTTTGCCTCCGGCCCGACGCAGTGTTGGAAGATGAGTATGGGGCACGAAGAAATGGCGGGGGTGCTGTGAACCGCCATACTACCCCCGCAGTAGTTCACGTATAACGCGAACTTGTACACCCACGGTGTAGTAATCAGGACTGTGATAAACTATAAGTGTAGTGGCCGTTTGGCCCTACCCCCGGCCGGTGCCCCCTCCTCCATCGCGCCGGGGTTCTTTTGCCGCTCTAGCTCAGTTGGTAGAGCCGCTGATTTGTAATCAGCAGGTCCGCGGTTCGATCCCGTGGGGCGGCACCAAACCTTTATCGTGACCCACTCGCATAGATGTTGACCGCCGTGGTATCAGCCACGGTACCCGAGACGCTGATCTTGATCGCGTAGATCCCGCGCACGTCCATGAGAAACCAGCCCGACCCCGCCGCTGCGGTCGTCGCCAGCGTGCCGGAAGCCGCGATGATCAGACCGGCGGGAGTCGAAGTAATCCCAGTGTAGAGCGAAACAAACGCCGCGTCCGGGTGGAACTTGGCACTCACGATGAACGTATCGAGGTTGTTGGTTGCCACCTCGAAGTACACTCCGATGTGCCGCAACCCGAGGGTCATCACTTCCAGGATGCCGGTGTCGCCTGTTGCGGGTATGCCGGTCACAACACTCTTGGCGAATAAAAGCGGGCCAACTTGGCCGGCGGGTGCGGTGCCGGACTGGGTTACGGATAGGGTCATGATGTTCTCCTTGAGTAAACTATTTTACCACGTTAGATTATGGCATGCCAGGCCAGTGACAATTGCTCTTAATACTGTTTTGGCTCTTTGTAAGTAGTTGCAAGTTGCAACCCACATGCAATCCGCACACCAGCTTTGCTTGAAGTGGGACTATATGGTCCACGGTATATTTTATACCGGTCAGATCAGTTATCGCCCTAGCCATCGTGTAGGTTGCGGCGATCAAATCAAGGTCAGCCCACTTGGGGGTAGCACAGAGTTTCCTAGCGCGGCGTACTGCGTTCTTGGCGGTGTCCTTGTCCGGGTGTGCTCGGCTATAAGTTCTTTTTGAACCCCTCGTCTTATCAGGGTTCTTACGTGCCCACGCGACCTTGGTTGCATTTGCCCTTTCACGATTTACAATGGGCCATGCGATGCTGTGGGCTTTTGCCTTTTCGGGGTTCTTAAGCCGCCACAAAACGCTTTTTGTTTTGGCACAGGATTTGCATTGGCATGTTAGTCCGTCGCACGTAGACCGATCTTTATAGAACTCTGCCAGTTCCTTTTCAGCCTTGCACTTCGAGCACCGTTTGGTCACCATCTGTAACCAATCCCCACGCCCGCGAACGCTGCGCCGTCAGTATCGAGGGCGACGTTGACGCCTGCATGGAACCCCTTTACCTGCACAAAATCGTGAACGACCGACAGGCGACCGACGGGCATGGGGATCGTCTGTCCGCGCGAAACCTTGTATCCATAGTCGAATCGGGCTTCCCCCCTTGACTCCACGGCGATCCACGGGTAAGGTTCCGGCTTTGTGTAGGTGGTCGTCTCGCCGGTCTGGGTGTCCAACACCGAGGTCACGGTCACCCGGCGTTCGGTCGGCGCAACGGTTGTGGCCCCGGTAACTTGTTGCTCATTGTTCGCGATTACCGAAGGCGGGAGCTTCAGGTTTGCCTTGGCTTCCTCGGCGTACACTACCACCTGCTTGACCGGGACGACCTTGCGCTTTACCTTAACAACGGCAGGCGCCGGCTTGGCTACGACAGCGACCGTAGTATCAACAGGTTGGCGGGTGAATAACCAAACGCCGTATCCTCCGGCCGCTAAAAGTACAACGATCCCCGCCGCAACGTATTTGTTCATGCCAACCCCTCCATGCAGAGTTTGCGTTCTTCCGTCCGCCGGTTGTTAAGTCCCGGCGAATACACCCGCACACCACCGACTGTGATCTTGTTCCACTTCATCAGCGCGTTGCAGGCTTCCATCGGTTTGCCTTCGTTCTCTAGCCGGGCGACCGATGAGCCGCAGAATGCGCCGACTCCCGCATTGTACGCAAAAGACACGTAAGCGGCCTTGCGGTTGGGCGGCAGGGCATGACGGATGCAACGATCCACACCGGGGCCGAAGTCGCGTTCGATGCGGTCACCGAGCATCTGACGACACTGCTCCGCGGTGAACTTGTCACCTGGTTTGATGTTCTTCGTCTCCCCGAAACAGACCGTTGGCACTCCGCCAACATCAAAGTAAGTGCTGGTACGCAGTCCTTCAAACCCCGCAACGCAAGACGTGCAGATTACAACCCAGGCGGCGCCTTTCTTGGCGGGAGTCATCGCGGGCCGCGTCTACGCCGATCAATGATGCTCGGAAGCACCGCGAGCGCGATGGCCAGCGCGACGTATCCCATCGGGGGGATAATCCCCTGGAGCGCGGGGAGGAACTGGTCTGCTACGCCCAAGATGGCGGTGGCCCCGGCGAGCAGGATGCTCCACACCCGCCGGACCTTGGAAACCCAGACGATCGCGGGGGTCATACTTTATCTGCCTGCACGGGCTTGACGCACACCGCGGCAACGTGCGTGATGGGGGCACCATCGGCGGTTGGCATCGCCACGACTGTCCTGAGTGCATCGAACCTCGCCGCTTCGCAGGCTTGCGTCGATTCAAACCGAATTGCCATCGTGCCCGACTGGCCGGAAGCCGAGAGGGCGAAAATCAGCATTAGGGCGTTCATGATTGTCTCCGATTAGATATCCACTTCTGAACCGTTTTGGTCTCGTAGATTCGGATGCACACCCATACCAGTGATCCGATGGCAGCAAACAAGCCGACAACGTTAGTCAGCACCCCTGTCAGCACTGTCACCCATCCGATGACCGCCGCTGAGTCCCCTACGAGTTTCACGGATTCCGGGATGCTGCTCATTATTATCTCCTTAGCATTTATTATACTACGATGTTGGATCGGCGTTTTGGTTCAACTACCCACGTCGCCCCGCGTTCAGGCAGCACAACTTGGGCAGATCGGGACTTGAGATTCCATGTTATCGGCCGGCGAAGCAGGTTGAAGAATAGCCGCGTGGCTTCGAGGAACCCGTTGAACAGGAACCCGAAGAACGACAGCGCGGCGGTAAGATGCCGGGCTATGGCTTTGTTCTGCGTGACGATGAACGAGAGCGCAGGGGCGAAGGCTTTCCCCGGCTTACGCACGATACTGCCAACGAACGAGAGCGCGGCGGTAAGCGGGACGGACGAGATGCTCTTCGTTAGTATGGCGATGAACGAGAGTGTAGCTGGCGCGAGGCTGTGAGTCGTCGCCTTGGTCTGTGCAGCGATGAATGACAGCGCGGATGTAAGCACCTTTCCAACCGCGCGCGATATGGCGCCGACGAACGAAACTGCCGCGGTGAACGGCTTTCCGGCGGTTCGCGAGAGAGACCCGACGAACGGTAATGCAGTTCCAGTCAGCGTCTTGTACACCGATAACACAAGGCTACCGCGATATCGCACGACTACGCGACCGGACCCTCCCGCAAGTCCAGGTATATCACTGACGACCAAATTCGTGCTGCCACCATTGCCTGTGTTCGCAGCGCCGATGGTATTACCAAGACCAAAACTACCACCTGTGGCATATGTGACAGGGGTTCCTGTGATCGAACTGGATATACCTATACCACCAACTGACTGCCCCCAGACCGGAGGATGCAATGCGTCAGCCCCGACACCCCCCCCACCCCCCCCC